TGTAGGTTATCAAATCTACTTAATACCTACAATCAAATTTACCCACTCAAAGACATTAAATGGATATAGAGCTATAGAGTTTATATGGCTAAATTGGGGAATAGAAATAGCATTAAACTAAAATATAGGCCAGATATAGTAATAAGAACGTAAACAAACAAACCAATGAATAAGGAGCTTACACCTAAAGAGCAGAAATTTGCTGAGCTATGTGTTACACTAGGCAACCAAACAGAAGCGTATAGACAGGCTTATAATGTATCTAATCCCGATGCAGATTGGTTAACTTCTAAGGCAAGTCATTTAGTAGCAAAGGACAACATTAGGGCAACCATTGAAAAACTAAGAGAAAACGAAAGTAACAAGCATGGAATAACTAGAGCAGCATTGGTTAAAGGAGCTTTAGAAATTATAAGCGATGCAGACTACACATTTAAACTAGGCGCTAATAACGAACTCAGTAAAGAAGATAAACAAGCCTTTTACCGTATAATGAACCAAACTAGTAACAAGGATAAATTAAGAGCCTTAGAGTTTATTGCTAAACTAACTGGATTAAATGAACCCGAAAAGGTAGAGCATAACCATACGATTAAAACACATACAACCTCTTGGAACACATAAGCTATCGGACACACTAAGCTATACAATCCACACGCTAAGCAGCTAGAAATACATAAGGCACTAGAAACAGATATTAAATACTGCATAGTTTCAATAGGCAGGCAATTCGGTAAAAGTACACTAGGAGAAAACCAATGTATTAAATGGGCTTTAGAGAATGCTTCATGGCAAATAGGGTGGGTAAGCCCTATATACAAACAAGCAAAGAAAGTTTTTAAAGACATGGAAAAGGCTTTGCAGGGTAGCCCATTTGTAACCAGTATTAATAAGGGAGATTTAATAATAGAGTTTGACACAAAAAGCTCTATACAGTTTTATAGTGCAGATGCCTACGATAGTATAAGAGGCGAGACCTTTGACGCTCTTATATGCGATGAGTTTGCTTTCTTCAAGCCTGAGGCATGGAATGAGGTCTTGAAAGCTACCGTATTAGTGCGAGGTAAAAAGGTACTTATCTTATCCACTCCAAAGGGCAAGAATCAATTTTATAATCTATTCAATCTAGCAGAGCATAATCAAAACTATATTTCATTTAGAGGTAGCTCATACGATAACCCATTTATAGATCCCGAAGAAATAAAGGAAGCGGAAAGGAACTTACCCGACCATGTTTTTAAACAAGAGTACCTAGCAGAGTTTTTAGACAATGGTAGCTCAGTATTCAGAAATATAAAAGAGTGCGTTAAAACGTCTGTAAATACGTCTAGTCTTTATGCAGGGATTGACTTAGGTAGGTCGGATGATTATACGGTATTGACTATTGTAGATTCAAACAATGTAGAAGTCTATTCCGAAAGGTGGCGGCACATGGAATGGAGCAGCATAATAAATAACATTGTAGAGCAGTTAAACAAATTTAGACCTAATACCTTAGTCGAAAGCAATGGAGCGCAAGATGCTATATTTGAGCAGATAAGAAACAAAGTAGCTTATAATAAGAACTCAATACAGCCATTTGTTACCACATCTAAAAGCAAACAAAATATAGTAGAGGACTTAATAGTTAAATTTGAGAATAAAGATATAGGCATAATTGGACACGACTGGCAAGTAAACGAGCTAGAAGTATTTACTTATGAGTACAACTTAAAGACTAGAGCAATTAAGTACTCAGCTCCTGTAGGCTTGCACGATGATTATGTAATGAGTAGAGCAATAACTAACCACGCTTTAAAAACTATGAAAAGCTCAGGAAAGTATTTTGTGTATTAACGTTAATTACTTTAATGCACTAATTCAATTAATATTAATTGCTTAAATTATACAACTAAACTAAATTTTTACAATAGACAATATGAGAATACCTAAGAGCCTTAAAGAAGTATTAGTTAAGGATTACATACAGATAAACAAAATTCGTAGCGCTGAGTACGATAACCCTTTTACTAGGACTATAGACTTGCTTTGTATTTTCAATAAGAGAGAGGACGTTTTAAAGTGCAAGCCTGCTGAGCTAGCTGTAGACCTTAGCCACTTGTTAGTAGAGCCTAGCAGAGTCTTAAAACAATACTTTACTATTAACGGTAAGAACTACGGAATAGTAAACCACATTAACGATTTAGAAGCAGGTCAGTACATGAGCTTTACTACTTATCTAAAAGGCTTTGCGGATAACCCAAATGTACATATAGAGCAGATGCCCGATATTCTAGCTAGTGTAATCTTTCCAGTAGACAAGAATAATAAGGTTATGGCAATAGAGCCTAGCTACTTTAGGAACCTAGCAGATGACATACGAAACACCATGTCAATAGAAGATGCTTATCCGATAGCGGTTTTTTTTTGCAATCTATCAGCGAGCTTAACGCAATGTACTCAGGACTATTTGAATCAGAAACTGGAGAACATGACGGAGCAGAGCAGGAGCGCGATTTTGGAGGTAGCGAAGGATTTGGAGAGCGATGGGGTTGGATTGCCACCCTCGATAATCTCTGCAATGGAGACTTTACAAAACGACCCTACTACGAAAAAATGAACGTAATAGAGTTTCTTAATATATGCAGCTTTGTAAAAGAGAAACAAAAAGCAGAAGCAGCACAGCGTAGAATGGAGCAACTAAAAAGAAGATGAGCGAAGGAATAGTAACAAAGCATAGCACAATAACCCAAGTACTAGAGGACTTTGGTAATGAGATGCAGACAAGTTTAAAAGCTGAGTTAGTTAAAGATGGCGCTTATGTTTCTGGAGACTTAGCGGAGCAGATAGAGTTTAATTCTATAATCAACGGTCAAGGCTTTGTATTTACTCTTAGACTTAAAGATTATTACGATTATGTAAACAAGGGAGTAAGCGGAACGGATAGGAAAAGAAATACTCCTTACTCTTATATGTCTAGCTCTAAAATACCTTTTTACTTTGCTAAGCAATGGATGAATAATAAAGGTTTGTTTTTACCGAAAGGCACAGCTTTTACAAGTTTAGCAACTAGGAAAACTTACAAGGTAGGTAGTAAGGACTCTCAGGCTTTTGCAATGGCTAGAAGTTGGAAAGAGAAAGGTACAGAGGGCAACCACTTTTATGACAAGGTAGTAACACAGACTAGACTAGATAAGCTCAGCCAAGACTTAGCAAGTGCAGCAGCAGGAGATTTAAAGATAGCATTAACAGACACATTCAAAAGACTTAAATAATGGCAATAACAATACTCGCAACTCCTAAGACATTTGCACCTGTTTACAATAAAATGGAGTACCTAATAGAATCAACTAATGTAGCAGAGCCTAACTTTGCTTATTTGGTAGACATCTATATAAATGGCTCAGGAACTAAAACAGTAAGACTAAGAATTCCAGTTAGACCTTCTGACAATTACGGAAAGGTAGATATACACAGAGTCTTAGAATCGGCTTTAACTAGCAACGTGGGAAGTCCTACAGGAGATGCAGGAACTTATAATGCTAGTGATAGCTCACTTTCTTACATAGTTAAATTCGGAGAGGAATACGGTGCAACTGTAGCACAATATCCTGACCTTACAGTAGACTCAAGTAGAAAGGCTTTTAATGCTTCTTTAGAAAAGCGACCTTTCATTAATTGGGACGTAACAGAATACGAGTTAGACGGTATTACTAAGAAGTTCCTTACCAATATGCCAGACAATAACAAAGTATCTATTGACTCGCATGGATGGTTATATTATAAGCAGGCTGTGCCACTATCTAATTGTACGGTAATTACAAAAGATAGCGCAGGAGCTACTATTAATACTTTTGAGATAGATATTACAGGAGGTGCTACAGATATTCAATTTATACCTAGCTCTCCTGCATCTCTAAACAACATAGATAACACCAATATAACACTAGGAGCGCAGCCTATTATTACATCTTCTGTAGCATCTTATGAGTTGTATGTAGTTAAGTTATTGGGCTTGACTCAAGTATCTGAAACTAGAACCTTTGTAATTGAGGAGTCTTGTAAATACAATACCAATACTTTAATCTTTCAAAACAACTTAGGAGCATTCGATAGCTTTACATTCTACTTAGGAGATATGTCTACTACAGCAATAGAACGAAAGGACATGAAAGTAAACGTGGATACTGTGGTGGGTACTGACATAGTTTACTCTATGAATGAAAGAGAAAAGGTAACATACTATACTAAGAAAAGCGAAACGATTAAGCTCATGTCCGACTGGATAACAGAAGCACAAAGTAACTGGCTACTAGAGTTAATGTCAAGTCCTGAGATATATTTACAAGAGGGTAACGAGTTAACAGCAGTGGCTAAGATAAAGGCTACTAATTACACTAAAAAGAAAGTAGTGCGAGACAAGCTATTTAAAATAGATGTAGAGTTAGAGCTAGGATACGATGACTATAGACAAAGAATGTAAATGGTAAAAGAAAGGTTTACAATAGAGGGAATAGATATTCCAATAGATAAGGGTATTAGTACAGTGCTAACTTTTAGTATTAAAGATATACAAGAGCCTGACAAGGTAAAAAGTAGCTTTAGTAAAACTATTAAGCTACCGGGAAGTAAGGCAATAAATGATAAGCTCAATTTTGTATTTGAGGTAAATAGCGATTCTACCTTTAACCCTAACTTGAAGCTAGACGCTGTTTATTACCAAAATGATATAGCAGTATTCAGCGGGTTTATCCAGTTAAAAGACATTCACAAAAAAGACTATAATCAGGTAGAATATAGCGTAGTATTATTTGGAGAAACAGCTAACATCTTTAGAGAGCTAGGCAATAAGTTCTTAAATGATGCGGGTATGTTATGGAATGAGCTAGACCATGACTACACAAGAGTAATACAAGAAAATAGTTGGGATACTAGCTACATTCTTAACGGAGTAGTTACACCTTTCCAATACGGAACTGGATACACCTATCCGATGATTAACTACGGAAACGATACAGATATAAATGTATATAATGTTAACGAGATGTTTCCTGCTGTTTATGCTAAAGAATACATAGATAGAATGTTTGCGGATTCAGGGTTTACCTATACATCTAACTTTTTTAACGCTTCATTATTCAGACATTTAATAATTCCTTTTAATGGCAAAGAGTTTAGTCCTTTACAGTCTACTTTATTAGATAGAACTATAGAAGCTAATACTCCGTTATTTGTATCTAGTGGACTAGACAATTACACTTTGGATAGCTCATTATTCGCTCCGCTAGATTACCAAACAAACACTATAAGACTAAGCAATGAGATAGTCGATGCAGATAACCAATACAACCCCGCTACAGGTACTATAACAGTAGGAGCTAACGGAATCTATAGACTGTCGTTTGATGTAACCTTACAAATAGATACTACTCCAGAAGCAGGAACAGCAGGGGTAGGGGATGTTATTGGAGGTAGTTATTATCCTTTATTCATTAATAAGTTTGGTTTAAAGGTAAATGGTACGGATGTTAATACTTCTACAGCTCATGCTTATGCAACTAACTTAACTCCTGCAGTAACTTATTCAACAGCTAACCCTACTACGTATCCAGACACTAATTTTAGGGATAGCGATGGCTTAACAGATAGGAATGAAAACCCGCCAAATAGGTATCAATTAAATGTAGACATACAACTACAAGCAGGGGATATTATTACTATTGATTTAATGACAGCATGGAAAGGGTTTCCGGGTAATGCTTATCCTTATTTTGATGCTATTTTAGCAACCCCTTACGATGCAGATTTTAAGGTTACAATGTCAGACGCTTTTCTTTCGTTTAATGTAATAGACTCATATTATGCAGAAGGGGATACTATAGACATGTTTACAGCAATTCCAGACAAGGTAAAACAAAGAGACTTTCTAACGTCTATAATAAAGATGTTTAACCTCTACATGGTGCCTGACGAGAACAATCCTAAGAATATAATAATAGAGCCTAGAAAGGACTTTTATACTACAGACATACTAGACTGGAGCGACAAACTAGATTATTCGCAAGAGCATACACTTACACCTACAGCAGTAACTAATAAACAAAAATACATATACGCTTATAAGAAGGATGCTGACTATTACAATAAAAAGTATGAAGATAGTTGGCTAGAAGTTTATGGCACTAGAGATGTTTTCCTAGAGAATGACTTTAACAAAACAGAACATAAAACAGAGTTAATCTTTTCTCCTACTCCAATGGTAGGGCAACTAGCAAATAACAGAGTAATAAGTACTATAATAGATGTAGACGAAACGCTACAGCAAAAGACTATTAAAAGTAATATTAGGATACTTTATTATTCAGGCTTAAAAAACAGTAGCAATAATTGGGTGCATGAAGCAATAGCAGGGAATGTATTTAGAGGCGAGTATCCTTATGCAGGACATTTCAACGACCCATTTAACCCTACTATAGACATTAATTTCGGATTGCCTAAAGAAATATATTGGGATAGCACATACGGAACTATTACAATAACGAATGCAAACCTATACGAAACATACCACAGAAAAGAATTAGAGCAGCTTACAGATAAAGATAGCAAGATATTCAAAGGTTATTTTTTGTTAAACCCTACAGATATTGCTAACCTATCTTTTCAACCTTCTTACTTTTTTGATAACGAATACTGGACACTACATAAAGTAATGTATGCAAGCTCGGAGTATAAGCCTAGCCAATGTGAATTCTTAAAGCTAAAAGCAGTACCTACACCAACGGTAATAACTGAGGAGATTATAGGAGTAGGCTTTAAGACAATAGGAGACGAGGAAGCTCCTAAGATGTTTCAGGATATACTTTCTGGAAACAATGTGCTAAACATGAAGTCTAGCCATGTAGACGGATTAAACAACTTTATTGACAAGTCTGCAATGTTTGTAGACATTAAAGGAGACAATAATAAGGTATTCACAGAAAGTAGGAACATAACTATACAGGGAGACAATAACGTAATAGAGTCTAACCTAGAAAACATAACTCTAATTAACACATCAAACGTAACAGTAACAGAGTCGAATGTAACTTATGTAAATGGCGAAATTAAAGGAACTGGCAGCGTTGTAACTGTTACATCTAACTTTACAGCAGATGAAAAGATAGCTACTTATTTATGTGATACATCAGCAGGAGCAATAGTTATTTCACTACCTACTAACCCAACAGTCGGAAAGGTTTGGAACTTTAAAAAGATAGCAATAGCGAATACATTGCAAGTAAGGGTTAACGCTCCTAGCTCAATAGACGGTTCTTTATTGTTAAACATTGCAGGTTATAACGATGCCTAT